GTCCTCTTCTTCAACCAGGGGACCGTAGAACCTCTGTAACAGGCGATAAAATAGTCTGGAGTGCAGATGGTTGGAAGGTGGAAGAATGAGTTGTGAATGTAGAAAATGTGGCCATGATGATTGGCGCGTTTGTGGATGTGAAGAAGAATGACCTCTGAGCCTAGGGTATGAGGTTAGAATACACGACTTGTTGGAATCGATGGAATTCGTAGGCGTTCAGTGTTAGGTATACGTTCCGCCTCAAAGGACATCCTTCCGATTGGTTCAATTAACCCTTCTTCAGCCTTGAGTTCTTGACGTTCTTTAATCCCAAAGGGCATCAATAGAATGAATACATATAAATTGGCTTTTGCGGGGTTCATGTATGCCCAGGTAAATATACGCATACCAATACCAGTGAGCCAACCTCCACCCCTCAGGATTGCTCCACCAACCAGCGTGGCTACCGGGTCGGGAAAGAATACTCCAACCGTGGCTTCCACTGCGACAATTCCCCACGAAGTTGCACCAATCACGGAACCCTTTCTAACAGAACCAAAGAATCGATACCAAGCATATCCAGCCATCACGATGCGGCCGGTCTTTCGATAATTGACCAGGGCCGTCAATATACCGGCTCCACTGAACGCGCCAATCTCATCATATATTCTAGTTCGGGTTCATGTGCGATGATAGATGGTATAACGAATGCTTGGTCAGGGATGGCAAAGACTCCGCTAGCAATGGTAGGAACCAGGTAAGCATCGCATACCCACAGATGTTCGGCGGCTGTAGAATCTCCCGAACCCCAAGTTGTTTGACCTGAGAGTTGAAGACCGGTGAAGGTAGTCATCTCCAGGTAAACATTCATTCTCCCCTGAAGGATATTGATTAGATTGTGAGTTGAAGGATTCGATCCAGGTAGAGACCAGGTTAATCCATTCGTATTGGATAAGTCGGTCACATTGATGGGGGTGGTGCTAACGATGGTAGCGCGTTTTACTGCGCCCACCCAACCAGTGTTACCGATTGGCACAGTGTCCATGTCTTGCATGAGAATACCCTGGGGGAAGAGGGTCATGTCTTGCAGAGTGTAACCGCTGAGGTCGATGGTCTGGATATTGTAGATGAGAGTTTGACCTCCAATGACAACCGATTCCCAGCCCTCTCCACCCGTATAGGTGACAGTCCCCTCAACAGATGCAGGGATAACGGCGACAGTGCCACCGATAATCTTTGAAAGAACTCTTGACTTCACTTCTCTATCTTCTTTCTTTGCCATTGTATCATCTCTCAAATGCTCTACGAGCGGTTTTTCTTACTTGTCCTTTAGTTGTTCCACCCTTGCCGGCCAACTTGTGAGCGGCTTTTTGTGCGTTCTTGAATCCATTCGTCTTCCAGGAGCCGTTCTTCTTCTTGTATTTCTTTGCAACCTTCTTGAATGCTGCTCCATATCTCTTGGAATACGCTGAAGCCTTTCGTTTTACCTTCTTAGCACCTGCTTCTAAGCCCGATGCACCTGCTGAAACTACTGCTTTCCCGGCCTTTGTGCCTTGTCTTTTGACCTCAGACATAGCCCCCGCAATAAATGCGGCTTTGGCTATCGCAGCGAATTCATCTGCGAGGCTCATAGAACCCCTCAGTTGTCAGCAGCCGTTGATTGAATCGCAATTGCCATCCAGTCCTTGCTCGATAATTTGACTACTCTGCACTTGATGCGAGCCGTAACATAAACGGCCCCTGTACCAATGGCGGCGTTGTCATTCCCTGCGACTAGATACATTTGGTCGTTCACGACGAGGAAGGCCTCACTAAGAGCAGCCGGTCCATGGTTATCAGGGAACAAATCGGAGGTGTGAGTAGCAATATTGTTTGGTTGGTCAATATTCATTTGACCGGAGGCTATCAAAGACTGAGTGTCGGCACGAACTAAAGCATTACCAGGGTTAAGGTCAGTCAGTTGAGCAGAGATGCAACCATTGGAGGCAAGCATTCCATTGACGTTTCCCCCAAAATCTGAGAATACCTGATAAACAAAATCTACGCTCTCGACAGCGATGGCCTGACCTGTCGGGACATTTACATAAGCACCCAAGTCAATCGAGCCCTGAACTCTAGTGCTGGCCGGGTCTGCTGCACCTAATGTTACGGTTTCCGTTAGGTAAAAACTACCCGTCATTGATTTGGTCATAACGCTCGCTGTTACAATCTCGCTAATAAACATTACATTCCTGTATTAGAACTATAATCTTCTTTGGTTCACCAACATACGCATAACGAACCCGACCACCCTAAACCCCTAGGGCCAGCCACCGCATATAGAGTTCACTGACTTTAACTCTAGGGGGGGGTATCTTTCTGTGGGTTATTGTTAACTTCATAACTTGATATAGTAGTGGCCCCTAGGGCTAGACATGCCAGTAGTGAGCGTCAACCTCAGTGACAATGCCTATGATGTATACCGAATGTGGAGGGACCACGGTAGAAGCGCCTCTCAGAAGGTATCGCAGGCTATCTGTAGGCTATGGGATGGAGAAGATGGTCCTCTTCTTCAACCAGGGGACCGTAGAACCTCTGTAACAGGCGATAAAATAGTCTGGAGTGCAGATGGTTGGAAGGTGGAAGAATGAGTTGTGAATGTAGAAAATGTGGCCATGATGATTGGCGCGTTTGTGGATGTGAAGA